TTCATAATAATTGAGGTTTGATTGTATTCACTGCCGCAAAGCTACAACCAAACCTCAAAGTGTAAAAGGTGCATTTCTTCGAATGCTTACGTTTAACCTTGATTATAGCGCAAATATAATGTTTGAATTTAAAAATAACAAAAAATGAAAGCAATATCCATCAAACAGCCGTGGGCGAGCCTAATCGCTCACGGTATCAAAGACATCGAGAACCGGACTTGGAAGTGTCCTCAGAAGTACATTGGACAAAGAGTGCTAATACATGCAAGTAACAGTAAGGGAGTAGGTTGGATAATGAACAGTGAGCAAAGAGTACAAATTCTAGTTCATCCTTCAGAATTAGCAGGTGTAGACTGCAACAAGTTACCTCGTGGTGTCATTATCGGCAGCGTGGTAATAGCTGACTGCGTACAGAACCATCCTTCAGTCTGGGCTGAGAAAGGTTGCTGGAACTGGGTGCTGAAAGATGCAGTACTATTTGATAAGCCGATTCAAAATGTGAAAGGAAAACTTGGTTTTGGGGAGTATAAAATAAAAGTTCCAGTTTCCTTTATATCAAACAAGGAAATCTATGACTATTTGATGATATAATCAAATGCTCTGTCTAAACATTTATTTATATCATCTTCTGTTAATATTAAATGAAATCCACTATGGTCATGCCCAGGTTTTATTTGAATTTTATTGATAGTATCGCTTGAAGGAATTCTAATAATATATGATATATCATGAAATGTAAAGGAATTAGCTGAAACATCTGGACGGATATATAAAAACACATTTATACAGTTTAATAAATCCGATTTTGACAAGCTTAAAATATATCTCCTGATATCTGTATTTGAGTAACCTAATAGTTTAAACATTGCAATAGTATAAGTTAGAGGAGACTTTGTATTAAATTCCGTAGTGCCTGATTTGTAAATATCTTCTTGAATATATAAATCTATTCCGTTTAAAATCGTATTTACATCTCTTACTGACAATGAATCAAATTTGTTGTTAATTTGTTTTGAAATATGCCTGATAGATTCTTTTGTTATGCAACATTTTTCAGATATAACTTTATATAAATATTCACGTGCTATTTCATCTATAGAATAGAAAAATGGTTGATGGGATGTGAATTTGTTGATATAACCATCATAGTTAGCCTCTTGTCCATAAAAATGCTGGAAAATACTTTTAGTTTTATTATAATCAAATACTGTTATGATATTGTTAAATCCAAATTTATTTGGCAATAATTCTGAATATGTAGTATCTTCTTCTTTTTGAGTACTACTGTTTTGATATTGGTATACTCTGTCAATATGTGCAGAGAAAATATTTAAAATTCTGAATAGATGAGCAGGATCCATACGGTCCAAGTCTTCGATGATTAAAATAACTTTTTTGTTGTTGCTTTTACAGAACCATTGAATATTATCAATTATAATTTGAGTGATTAAATCAATCTCATAAGGACTTCCTATTCTCTTTGAAAAAGATTCTAAAAAGGTTGCTATAATTTGATTCTCATCTTGGCTTTGAATTGCGTCCTTATATTCTTTATATTTTTTAGCCATCTTTTTCGACCAATTTAAAGCATGGTATCCAGCTAAGAAAAGAGATGCTGTTTGTTCTGGAACACCTAGACTTGGTAGTATTTTTAATAGATTACCCAAGAATGAGTCAGAATTCTGCATAATAAAGAATTGGAATATTAGTGAATCAGGGATTTCATAAGATGGCTCTATCATTTTCTTTGAAACCATTTGTATAAGAATATCTCTTTTAATATACTCAAAAACCTCTTTATTATCAGCTATCTGATAATTAACCGGATATATGGTAATAAATTCATAACTATCTCCATATTTCTTTTTGAATTCATTTAAAAAGTATGTTTTCCCGTCTCCAAATTTGGCTGAGAAAACGGTACGTTCGTTAATATCAAGATGGTCTTTGAAAGATTTAAGTTCGTTTTTTATTGGTATAAGTTCCATAACTATAAGTTTGTATCGTTTCAACAAAATTATAAGTAAAATATGAGAATCAACAAATAAAAATAAATAAGTTATAAACACATAATCGTGATTATAATTCTAGACAAATCATAATGGGCTTAAATGGATAAAATTTTCCTTTTTATTTGTTCATTCAAACAAAACTTACGAAGTTTGTAACAAGTGTAAACTATGATAATTTGAACTAATATGGATATTCAAGAAAAAGCAAACTCTTATGCTGATGGGAAAGCAAATGAAGCTATAACAAAGGCCATTGCTCAGGCATATATAGATGGATACAAAGATGGTTATAAGAGCGGTCAAGAAAATGCTCAAATAGGATGTAATGATGCGGAATTTGTTGACCTTGGTTTGTCGAGCGGGACTTTATGGGCATCTGATTATTTGAGAGATGAAAATGGAGAAATCTGTTATTTTACTTATGATGAAGCTTTGCAATATAAAATACCAACAATAGAACAATATAATGAGTTGATATTAGCTTGTTTGAGAAGAGGTTTTAAGGATGATCTTAACCAATACAGTGGAGTGTATTTTCTTGGTGTTAATGGCACTATGATGACTTTTAATAAAACGGGTAAGATTGGTTTTAATGTTATTATGAATCAAGATTCTTCCTATTTTTGGTTGTTAAATGATAATAAGGCTAATTATAAAACGAGTGCATGTCTCACTTCTAGTAGCAACTCAAAAATTGGCGTGTTTTGCGGATTTAAATTACCAGTTAGACTGGTACGGTAATCATTAAAATTTTCCAATCTTACTGACAACCCTTGTCAGTGCTTTGTGAATACCCGGTAACTGCTTTGTGGCGGTGACCGGGTATTTTATTTGAATATAGATACCAATAATGATGCAATGGCTATAATAGTATTAAAAATTAGAAGCCATTTATCGAAATTGGCCCCTTTACGTTGCTCTTCGCGGTATTTTTGTTGAGCAAGGATTTCCTTCTGATGCAACTCACGATATTTCTGTTGGGCGAGGATTTCTGATTTCTGAATTTGAAGAAAGTTGTATTGCTCTTCCATGAGAGCGCGTCTTTTCTTCTCATCCAGAGCCTTCATGTAATCAGAGTTTCCTGAGAATCCAGAGCCTATTTCAAAACCAAAATCATTCTTATAAGAATCAAATTCATTCATATAGATATAATTAAATTATACTATGGGCATACAATATGTGTGCCAGAGAAACGATGTCAAAATGTCATAAATATAGAAATTATAAACTTAAACAAATTGAGAGATAAAGCCTACCAGTGCGCAGTAGCCCACGGATGGCACGAAGAGAACCTGAGTGACGAACATTTCCTCTGCCTGGTCATATCCGAACTTATGGAAGCTGTGGAAGCAGACCGGAAAGGGAAACATGCGAAAGTTGCAATGTTCAAAGAATGGCAAGGGAATAGCGTCCCATTGACCGAAGAAACTAGGAAAAGGAGATTCATGGAATACTTTGAGGCATTTATCAAAGGGACTGTCGAGGAAGAACTTGCCGATGCCTGCATCCGTCTGCTGGATTTGGCTGGATTGAGAGGATATGATTTGGATAGCTTTGACTACGAAGGAAGCGATACGGAAGATTATTCTGATATGACCTTCACGGAGTCCATGTTTAGAATCTGCGTCTATGTCACCGACAACTTCTACAGGGATGAACCATTTATCCTCCTGAATGAGATATTCGCTTTCTGCCGGGATAGAAATATCGACATCTTCTGGCACATCAAGCAGAAAATAAAATACAATGAACTTCGTCCGTACAAGCATGGAGATAAAAACTACTGACCATGAAACACGCATTCTACGCCTTAATCATCATACAAGCCCTGTACGAGCTTGTGAAGCTGCTCAAATGTAAATCCATATACCGACATGTAAAAGTCTTTCAGAAGCTGGATAAGACATCAAAAAGATGGTATCTGATGGCGCATCCGTGGCTTCATGTTGCATTATTCATGGATACTATCGGACTTTTATTGCTGGGGATGGGATTGTTTTCAAGCCAGTGGATATGTTTCCTTGTTGTCTTGGCCATGAGTTTCAGTCGGATTCAAAAATTGGGAGCATGGGCAATATTCCTGGATAGTCTGGTTACGGTTATCATTTACGCTTTCGCCATCCTGAATGCATATCACTTGGCATAAAAATAGGGAGCCAGCCCACACGATTAGAAGCCAACTCCCACACACGATTATGATGCAAATATAAGAATTTCCAACTAAATAAATCGTGCTATGACAAAAGAATTTTCATCAATCGTGGAGTTGAAATCAATACGTGAACAGAAATCAAGATTATCAGAACGCGAGCAGGAGTTATCCTCCCCTATCCTGACTGATTTTTCTCTCATCCCGGAGATTTATGAGTGGTTCAGGGAGATACTTTCCGGGGCAGATTGTCCGCCCAATCCGGAAAGTGTTACCCAGCGAAAGAAGTTCCTCTTCATTGTGTTGTTCTTGTTCACCCCTAGTGTGCTTGCCGGCGGACGGCTGCCGAACGGTATCCGAGCAGAAATTTCCGGCGTGTTCCCGGATGTTTCCCCGTGTGTAATATCAAACAATATCGCTGATGTTTCCTTTATCTACCAGCAGTATAAGGATTTCCGGCAGGATATAGAGTACCTTTACTGCCAAATCGTAGAAAGATTGAAATCCAAAGGACTAATCAAGTAACCCCGTTCCGAATGGCTCGGGGTATTTTTATGAAACATATTGCCAATTGTTTGTTCTTGGTTTAAGCAATCTTAGGCTAAAAATCACCATGTTGGTAACTTTGTCTCAAAGAGATAATAACAGCTATCCTCACGGCTGAAAAGTATAAACCCTGCCATCGGTAAGAAGTGAGGAGCTTGCCTTTGGTGGGGTAATTTTTTAATCTAAGATTCACTGAGACATGAAAACAAATCAAGAAATGGTAAGGCAAATGGGGAATTTAGAAGTTATTCAACGCACTGTTGACGGCTATTTCAATGCTACCAGGCTTGTAAAGTTATGGAACGAACGAAATTCCTCAAACAAAGAATTGAAGAAATACTTTGAAAATGAATCAACCAAGGAATTAATCGCTACCATCGTTGAAAAAGAAAATCTAAATGGGCAAAATTCTCCCTATTTAAGTTCACGCGGTAAATGCGGTGGAACCTGGGTTCATCCTGTATTGTTCATTGATTTGGCTATGTGGCTAAATGCGTCATTCAAATATGATGTAATCAAATTCGTTTCTGACCAAATGATTCGTTACCGGAATGATGCTGGGGACGCTTATAGGGAACTCTCTTCTGCCATCATGAAAATCGTTCCCAAAGACTTTATGCCTAAAGCCATGCAGAAGGTCGGTGAAGCCTTGAACTGGGTTATCTTCAACAGTCATGAAAAGATGCTACGTAATAAGCATGGTGAGGAATAAAAACAACGTGAATTGTGGCAGCTTGAAAAGAAGGTTGCTGATTTGGTCAATGAAGGTTTCTTGACCGACTATGAAAGCCTTATCGGATATCTGAGAATTCAATACCAGAAAAGGAACTATCCAAAGGTCTTTGCTAATGCTGGATAAAATATTACAAAAGTAGAAAAGCCGGAGCGTTATGCTTCCAGCTTTACAATCTAATAATTGTATATTATTTCTTCACATACGTAATTGTCTCATCTTCATAAGAAACATATAATTTTCCATTTCTGATGGCATAATCCATTGTCATACTTCCATCATTTTCATGTATAACTGTAATTTTCCCTCCTGACGTGCTCCAGGCAAAATAACTTTTACCGTATTCGTCGATTTTCCCGTAATCCTCTGCCCATTGGCAACCTGTTCCGTCTTCCTTCAATTCTATGCAAAACACTTCCAACTCAGAATTCGTATCTTCCTCCCAAATTCCGACCAACTGTCCGTCGATATTTGGTTCATCATCTTTAGAACATGAAGACAAAATAAACATAGGCAAAATCATTGCCAACATAAATACAACCTTTTTCATAGCTAAAACTTTATTGATTAAACATTCAATTCCAGCAACTTTCTTAAATCCTCAAAAGAGTGAACTTCATAAAGAGTTCCTTTCACTTTAACATAACCGTTTACTTCTGAATCAGGTGTATTTCTCACAAACAGTTCTGCAATATCAACCTCTAAAGCATTCGCGATACGCTCTAAAGTTTCTAATGTTGGATTTCCGTTGATATTTCTTGTTAGGGTATCTCTTGTCACTCCTAACATTTCAGCAAATTGTTGCATTGTCATGCCTTTTTGCTTGATAAGGTCTTTTACTTTTAAATCCATAAATAATAATATTATAATCGTGTATACAAATGTAGTTTTTTCTCATACAACACGATATTATGGTATCGTTAAATAGTATTAAAACGGTAATCAAATGTCGTTTTTGATTTGCGGATACGATATTAAGATGTATCTTTGCAATGTGATAAACGACATGACAATATCGAATTAAACACATACGATTATGAAGACAACAAACAATGTTTACATCAAAGAGATTAAGGCTCAAATCAGAGTTATCAATGAAGCTCTAAAAAGAATACAAGAAGCTGAAAAGGTTCAGGATTCAGCAGTAAATAATAGAGAATACAACAAGGCAAAGGATGAAGCTATTGACGCAAGCTCAGACGTAATGATAGCTTTAGAAGAGGCTGTAAGACTTGCATCAGCTATGGGGTGTGAAACTGGTCTGTATGATATTAACAAGTATCATAAGATTGTAGAACTTGATTTCAGAGAGTCACACAAATAAGTTTAACCGGCAGCCTTTTGGGGGTTGCCACAACATAAGAAAATTATGAGAACAACAAGCTACATGAAAAGCCATAAGGCAAATGAGTTTTACGTGAAGAAGTCAAGAGGCTATTATATGGTCATAGATGGCTATGATATGAGTATGGCTTCTTTAGAAACTACCGAAGAAGCAGCCAATAAAACGGCTAAAGAACTTAATGAAATGAGAGCTAAACGATTGAATATGGCATAAGTTTAACCAGCAGGGCTTATGCCCTGCATTATCCCCTACACGATTATGAATACATATTACAAATTTTGTCCAAACGTATTTCTTGCTAAATGCGATGCTAGGCATGAAAAAGGTGAAACAATTCTTGTAACCACCAAATACGGCAAAGAGAATGAAAGCATAGTGTTTAATCTGATATTTGAACGTGATGGCTTCTACTATTATTCGATAGTTCGCGCTGATGGCTTTAACGTTCAAGAATGGGCAAAGCAAAAGGCAGAACGCCGGCTAGATTGGGCTGCCACTGCAGAACGAAAGAGTGAAGAATACTTCAAAGCGTCAAATAAAGACAGCGATTTTCTCTCGTTGGGTGAACCTATTAAAATCGGCCATCATAGCGAAAGAGGACACAGAAAAGCCATTGAAGATGCCTGGCATAATATGGGCAAGAGTGTAGAGTTTGACAAGAAAGCCAGAGAGCATGAAAGAATAGCTCAGTATTGGGCAAACAAGGCTGATACCATAAACCTTTCAATGCCTGAAAGCGTGGACTATTATGAGCATAAGTTAGCAGCAGCTAAAGAGTATCATGAGGGGCTGAAATCCGGCAAATATCCACGTGAGCACTCATACTCTTTGACGTATGCAAAGAAAGCGGTAAACGAAGCTCAAAAGAATTTTGATTTGGCAAAGAAACTTTGGTTATAAACCCGGTAGCCTTCGGACTACCACTATTTAAGATGGTTATGAATGAGAAAGAAATCCTACAAGAAATAATCAAGTGGCTGGGTAATGATACCAGCTACTTATCTACAAGAACAGACTATGCCAGAGGGTATAAAGATGGTATAGAACAAGCAAAAATGATAGTAGAAAGCATCATCAATAAACACGAGCCTGATTTATTAGCAAACAATTAGCAAATTGTTTCGTATGTACTAGCAATTTATTCTGTTTTGAGGTAAGTATATACTATTTTTGAATAGTAAAATATTAATAATCAAATGAAAACAATCAAATATAATGGCCAAGAAGTAGAAGCCTACTCGCTGATAATGACGAAGGCTAATGCTTTGGATATTCTCAATGGCAAGAAAGTTATAGAAACTCGTAAGCTAAGTTCTAAATACGAAAAGATGTTTACAAATTTCAAGCAACTTGAAGAAAACGAGAGATTAAGAAAAGAAGGACGTGAAAATGAGTGCCAGCCTATTCTGCGTACTGATATAGAAGCAATTCATTTTTATAGCACAGGCGCCCCATGGTTTCTTGATGTGGCGATAGATGAAATCGGCATTGGTGAGGTTACTGAAGAGGGCATAAAGTTCATGCACGAAGAATTTGATTTTCACGATTTCGACGAACAGTTAGAAGAGTTCAAGAAAAATCCACCAGAAGAAATTCCATTGTTTTATTACCTGCATATTAGTGAAGTGATTAACCATGAAGGATTAAAATAAGTCAAGCCGCTTTATGCGGCTTTGTCTGCATATAGGTAAAAAGATTGTTTAATTTAAATTCAGGATTATGCCAGAAGTTTACGCAACAGGCTCGGATGGTAAGAAGTACCGAACAAGAGCGGACTATGAAGCCGGACGCTTTCAATCAATGGGTACAAATGCTGCCCAAAGAGCAAGAATCAACAAGAAAGTCGGTGGTAGGGTTGTTTAATTATGGACAAGGCAATAAACATAATTAAGCAGATTTCAAAACAGACTGAGAGGGTTATACTATTTCACTCGGCATCGGGTAAAGATAGTATAGCCCTTTTGGACCTTATGTCGCCCTATTTTAAAGAAATTGTATGCGTCTATATGTATGTTGTCAAGGATTTGCAGCATATAAGCAGGTACATCAACTACACCTGCAAGAAATATGATAATGTGAAGTTCATACAAGTGCCTCACTTTGCGGTATATTCATATCGTAAGAGTGGTTATATGGGTTGTATAAAGAACGAAAAGCAGAGGCAGTACAGTATGGCGCAGCTTACAGAGATAGTCAGAGAAAAATATCATATAGACTGGGCATTTTTCGGGTTCAAACAATCCGACTCAATGAACAGGCGGTTGATGCTAAGGACGTACAAAGATGAAGCTATCAATGAAGCGCAAAAGAAATGTTATCCCCTATCAGCTTACAAGAATTTTGATATTCTGAACTATATCGAAAAGAAAAGTCTTATTAAGCCGGAGAAATACGGTAACAGCCAGTCGGCAGGAACGAATATAAGCGATATGAACTATCCTTTGTGGCTCAGAAGTAATTTCCCGGCAGACTTGAAAAAGGTTATAGAGGAATACCCTATGGTAGAACGATTGTTGTTTGAGCATGATTATGAAGGAACTGAAACAAAGTGAGACAAGAATAATAAAACGTTCGCAGATAAATCTGAATCCGATAAACCCTAAGAGGCATTCGGATGAACGTATTAGACTGCAAAAGAAAAACCTGCAAAAAGTCGGTTTTCTTGGTGGTATTGTATGGAATGAATTAAGCGGAAACCTAATAGATGGGCACAGGCGTATCAAGGCTATGGATATGTATTACAAATACGATGGTACTTCTGATACAGACTATAAGGTAAAAGTGGAGGTTGTGAACCTTGACGAAAAAAAAGAAAAGGAACAGCTTACTTATATGGCAGTAGGAAACACCAAGCCTGATTTAGATTTGCTCGCGAGTTATTTGCCTGATATAGACTATTCCGAAGTCGGGTTGAGTCCTGATGAGTTGAATGATATACTTGCGATAAGTGAAGTTGATGCCAATTCCTTATCAGAGTCATTAGATGACTTGTTATTGCCAACAGACTTCGATGGTATAAAAAATCCTATTCCTGAAGATGCTGCACTGCCATATGAAGAGAAGAAAGAACACATGAAAGCGGTAAAGCAACAAGTAAAAGAATCTGCATTTCAGCACAGGCAGGATGAAGATGCTTATATAATACTTTCATTTTCTTCTTTTGAGACAAAATCAGATTTTTGTGATTTGTTGGGTATCAGTACGGATGAAAAAATTTGCCAAAGGAGAAGAGGTTTTGAAATTGATTGAGTAATCAAAATAAACAGATACGCGCGCATGGGAAAGAAGCCAGACATATCGAAATTCAGAGAGGTCCTTCATAAAACAGGTGGAAATCTCTCTAAGGTTGCTGCTGTATTCAATGTAACCCGAAAAACCGTGTATGATTGGGCCAGAGCAGACAGCCAGTTCAAAGATGCTATCACCGACGAAAGAGGTTCTCTGGTAGATGAATGCCTTGTATCTGCACGTGTACTTGCGCTTGGTATCCCTGAGAAAGATGAAAATGGGAACTTTATCGGATGGCGTGAACGTCCAGATGGGTATATGATTCGCTATTTACTTTCCACATTAGGAAGAAAAGAAGGTTTTGGAGACCGAGAAGACGAAGACGCAGACATTCCAAAGGATATTGACCACGGAATTTCTATCGACTCATGGATTAAAGACAAGCTGAAATGATTGTACCCCAAGCGATATATCATCCGTTATATACCGATAGCGAGAAGTTTATCATTCTCATTACCGGTGGCCGTGGATCGGGAAAGTCTTTCAACGCTTCTACCTTCATAGAGCGGCTGACGTTCGAGATGACTCCCACAGAGAAGATAGTCCACCAGATTCTTTATACCCGTTACACGATGGTATCTGCCGGGATGTCTATTATTCCTGAAATGATGGAAAAGATAGATTTGGATGGAACCACGAAGTATTTCAAGACCACCAAAACCGATATAGTAAACCGGATGACCGGCAGCCGTATCATGTTCCGTGGTATCAAAACCTCTTCAGGGAACCAGACGGCCAAGTTGAAATCAATTCAGGGTATCACCACCTTTGTCTGTGATGAAGCAGAGGAATGGACCAGTGAGGACGAGTTTGACAAGATTATGCTCTCCATCCGTAAAAAGGGAATCCAGAACCGGATTATCATCATCATGAATCCCTGTGACTCCAATCACTTCATCTACAAGAAATACATCGAGAATACTCACCGGCTGGTGGAGATTGACGGCGTCCAGGTACAGATTTCCACCCATCCGAATGTACTTCATATCCATACGACTTACTTCGACAATATAGAGAACCTTTCTCCTGAGTTCCTGAGAGAAGTCAAGGAAATGAAAGAGAAGAATCCGGAGAAGTACGCTCATGTGGTTATCGGTCGATGGGCGGACGTGGCCGAAGGTGCCGTGTTCAAGAAATGGGGTATTGTGGACGAGTTCCCCATGTGGTGCAAGAAAGTGGCTATTGGACAGGACTTTGGTTATACCAATGACCCATCGGCTTCTATCCGGTGTGGAATCATTGACAATGCGCTTTATCTGGATGAAGTGGATTATAGAACTGGATTACTTTCTGGGGATATTATAAAGACGCTACGCCCGTGGAATTTGAGAGTGATTGCCGACAGTGCGGACCCGCGACTCATCCAGGAGATTCATAACGGAGGGATTAAAATATACGCGGTAGAGAAAGGGCAAGGTTCTGTCAATGCCGGTATTGACAAGATGCAGGGAATGGAAATATTCATTACCAAGCGTTCTTATAACCTGCAAAGGGAGTTCAGAAATTATGTCTGGGCAAAAGATAAGGATGGAAACTACATCAACAAACCTGAAGACCATGATAATCATGGCATAGATGCTGCACGCTACTATGTGCTGGGAGAACTTCTCGGTAGAATTATGAAACCCAAAGACGTTTCAGGAATATTTGGACATTAAACTTTGAGATATGACTATAGAAGAAATTTTAGCTATGCCGGAAGTAGAGAGAAAAATCTACTATCTGAAGAAAGGACGAAAGACCGAGCAACCAAACGCTCACGCTCTTTACAACGACTGGAATCCGAACAAGCACGAGATAGTGATAGATGAAGAGAAATACCCGAAAATCAAAATTACGACCCAGCCTGAGAAACGGATTACAGACCCTACAACCGGGAAAGAATATGTTGAGCCGGCGGCAAGGAAAGAAGTTGACCCGAACAGGATTGCTCTTCCTATCGAGCAGGACATCGTGAACATTCAGACTGCCTTCACCGTGGGAACAGAACCGGTCCTTGATTGCCAGCCGGACCAGTCGGAAGAAAGCCTTCTTTCCACATTGAAGCAGGTGTTCAAGAAAAACAAGTTGAAATACCAGAACAAGAAAGTAGTCCGGGCATGGCTGGCCGAGCAGGAAGTGGCCGAATACTGGTATGTGGTGAAGGATGACGGCTTCTGGGCAAAGCTCAAACGAAAGATTTCAGGAATCTTCGGCAAATCAAAACCTGAATACCGTCTGAAGAGTGCCATCTGGTCTCCGTTCCGTGGCGACAAGCTCTACCCTTTCTTCAATGACCAGGGGGATTTGGTGGCCCTGTCCCGTGAATACAAGAAGAAAGATCTGAATGACGTGGAGATTACCTGCTTCATGACCATTACCAAGGACATGGTTTATCAGTGGGAACTGACAAGCAACTGGACTGACAAAGGCTCATTTGCACATGGATTCAAGAAGATGCCGGTGATTTATATGTACCGTCCGGAAGCGTACTGTGAAAAGATAAAGAGCCTCCGTGTAAGACTGGAGAAGCTTCTCTCAAACTATGCAGACTGTATCGACTACCACTTCTTCCCTATCCTCATGCTTTTTGGTAACGTGGAGAATTTCTCAGGTGAGTTCAAGAACCGTGTTGTCGAGTTGACCGGCCAGGGAGCAAATGCCCAGTATCTTACCTGGTCACAGGTACCTGATACTGTCAAGTTCGAGGTAGAAACCTTGCTGAGCCAGATATATGGACTGACCAATACACCCAGAATCTCTTTTGACTCCCTGAAAGGTACAGGAAACGCCGTTTCCGGTGTGACTTTCGATTATGTGTTTATGTCCACCCACCTTAACGTAGAAAATCTGAACGAGATCGTCGGCGAGTTCATGCAACGACGTGTAAATTTCCTTGTCTCCGCGTTGGGTTCCGTGAATTCCACCCTTGAAGAAGCCTCCGAAACCATCGATGTGGATGTGCAGATGCAGCCGTATAAGCTGGAGGACATCAAAGACAAGATAGACACAGCTATCAAGGCCAAGGACGGTGAAATCTGGTCTCAACAGCGGGCCATTACCTTTGTGGGGAACGTGGATGCAGTTCTGGATGAGATTGAAGCCATCAAGGAAGAGCAATCTGAGAAACAGAAGAACGACATCGAGAAGCAGAAACAGCTTTCCTCTCTTAAAAGTTCCAGCAGTAAATCTGAAGAATAGAACAACCCAGTCAGAATATTTACGGGGATAATACAAAACAGAATGATATAAATCTAAAATATTGACTATTTGAGTAGCGGTATCTTTCGAGGTATCGCTATTTCCTTTATCATAGTAAAAACATGAATACTTCTTTGTAATTATTCGTTATTTTACTATATTTGCATCGTAATTAAGTCTTAAACGCTATGAGCTACAAATCAGTTAAAGACGTTGTAACGCTGCTTACTGAAAATGGCTTTTGGTTCGTGAGGCAGAAAGGCAGTCACATGGTTTACACTGATGGTAGCCATGTAGTGATTGTACCCGACCACGGCAAGAAAGGCGTTGAGAAAGGCACTTATTACAACATTCTGAGGCAAGCGGGGCTAAAATAGCCCCCGCCTCTTTTGTTTAACGATAAAAAGGAGGTCAGTATGAAAACCGTAGAAGTGATTGTAGAACATGCTGGAAATAATCTTAGTGCCTATATTGAAGGTGCTCCGGTGATTACTGTCGGTAACGACGTGAAGGAAATCGAGAAGAACATGAAGGAAGCTGTTGAACTTTACCTGGAGTCATGCAAGGAGATGAACATCGCTCCAGTGGAAATTTTGCAGGGAGAGTTCACATTGAAGTTCAAGATAGATGCTGCCACCTTCATCAACTATTACAGCAGTATTTTCACAAAGGCCGCTTTGAGCCGGATCACCGGAATCAATGAGCGCCAGTTATGGCATTATGCGGCTGGAGTACACAAACCCCGTAAACAGCAGTTGGAGAAGATTCAGAAAGGTATTAACGCGCTGACAGAGGAACTGGCAGCTATAAATTTGTTATGATTATTAATTAAATATAATGGAGGATAGTACAATGAAAGCAAAAGATGTAAATCCAAGTAATTTTAAGGTTGAGAATGTTGTATTTGAAAATGATGATTTTTCTATAGCGATAGGTATTTGGGAAAATGGGGAAAGAAGAATGGCAATGAGATGGAATGGTTATGGAGATGATCCTGGATACCCTAAATTATTTAAAAACCCAGTCTGGTTCATCGTTGATGACTCTTTAATATTACCTTTTCTGAATGCTTTAAGGAACGTAAAAGATTCTGACAAAAAAGAAATAGAAGCAGCTATATTGAAATTTTAAAAGTATAATTGGATGATGATCTAGCGTGATTATTTAGGTAGTCACGCTTTCTTTTTACCTAAAAACGAACATTTCCCTAATTGTTTCGTATCGTTAGCCTTTAAATTTCCCCTTCCCTTTCTCTATAAGTAAATTTACCGTATGAAATTATTAATCAAACTCATACGGTATGACAATCTTTGAACAAATCTTGGCAGGACTGCAACAGAAATTCGCTGGGGTGGACACTGCCACACTCACCCGTATCGCCACAAAGAAGGCAGAGGGTGTAACGGACGAAACGAAGGTGACCTCCATCGTTGAGGGTATCTCATTTCAGGACGTGATGCAAAACTATGGTGATTTCCGTGCAGGACAGGCGCAGACTTCCGCTGTTTCAAACTACGAGAAGAAGCATGGACTGAAAGACGGGAAACCAATCGAGAATCCGAAACCAGAACCACCGAAACCAAACGACCCTCCAAAGCCGCAGGAGACAGACATCGCAAAGATGATTGCCGATGGCATTGCCGCCGGTATCAAGCCGTTTGCCGACAAGCTGGCCAAAATGGAGGAAAATGAAGCGCAGGCGCAGCGCAATTCTCAGATTTCAGCAGTGGCGAAGAAGTACGGTATTCCCGAATTTATGCTGAAAGACCGCAACATTCCTGAGAACACGGACTTGGATACTTATTTCAAGGACATGAAGCAGGATATGTCTAACAACGGGTTTCAGTTCTCCAAAGCTCCTGAGACTGCCGAACAGAAGCAGGAGAAAGAAGCGAGTGAGTTCGCCAAAATGATTGAGGCGGACACAAAATCTATTGTCGAACAACAAAACAAGTAATTTATGTCAGCAGGATTTAAGTACAACATGGAGCCTGAACCGTCCATCGAGGAACGCTATGATGTTTCTACCGGAGTAAGACGCAGAGGGCCTTACAAGCTGGATACGACCAACCTTGTCGCTGGTTCATTTCTTCCATCCTTCACTCCCATTGCCGCCGACTTAGTAAAGAAAACCGCTCAGGTGGCCATCCGTGTAGAAGTCTATGAAAAGTTTACCACCGGTTCCAATACCACTTTGAAGATCAAGAAAAACTCTTTGGCTTATGTGGGTATGCATCTGGGTAATGGTTCTCATGGAGCTACCATCAACAGTATTGACAAATCAGACAAAGCTTTCGATAAGTTGACGCTGTCTGCCGACTTTGGCGAAACATTGGAAGCTGGTACTGTACTCTATGAAGCTACAGCGGTAAGCGGCACAACTCCGAAAGTCATTGCTAACTCAGCCTTGTACGGAAGAGTACAAGTAGAAGAAGGCATTGTATTAGTTGCTCTTTTGATGCGAGCATTCGAGATTGAGCCTACCAAATTGGTTATGCCTTTCTCTGACATTGACAAGGCCAACATGCCGCATTTCCAGTTCAACGCTCCTGACGTTACTCAAGGTGGAAAGGCTGTAGTTGCCAAAGCGTCTTCCAGTCAAGATGGCTTGATGAGTAAAGAAGACAAAGCTAAATTGGATGGTATCGCATCCCAAGCCAACAAATTCACTTTGTCTGCAGCAACATCTTCTGCTCTCGGAGGTGTAAAGCAAGGTGTTAAAGTAGATGATGCTACTGGGCAGGAAGATGCACATACAAAATTGAATGCCCTTCTGGCATCTTTGAGAACAGCAGGTGTAATTGCAAGCAAATAAAGAAAGGAGGTAAAACATGATGCTAACTATTCATACTCTGTTTAACGACCCCAACATCGTTAACGCCGTTATTCAGCGTGTCCTTCAGACTCGTAAGGATACAATCTACTGGCAGCAGTATCTTGATTTCCGTAGAACGACTACCCGTGTATTCAAGGACTACATCGGTCAGGTTACTGGAGTGATGGCCGGTTCTATCAACTCTCGTTATGGTGAGAAGCCTATCCGTGAACGCCGGAATATCGGCTCAGGATATGGTGAAATCGCTTATCTTGGCGATGCTTACCAGATTTCCATTGACCGCCTGTCCGAACTTCAGGACTTGATTGACAAGTTCAATGCAGCTAAACCTGCCGACCAGGTAGCAGCCATGCAGGAAATCGTGAACTTCATCTATGATGATTACCGTCAGGTACTTTTGGCAGCCCACAAGCGCATGGATATTATTGTAGGTTCACTTCTGATGACCGGAGAAGCAACAGTCAAGAATAAGGATGACAATGCCGGAGGCGTTGACCTTCTTAACATTGAATTGCCGTTCAAGTTCATCAAGCCTGATACTGGTGCGAAGACGAACTTCATCACCTATTTGCAGCAGCAGATTAATGCACTGAAAGCGGACTACGGTAATTTCCAGAAGATGATTATGTCACGAGGAACTTTCGTGAAGAATATCATCGGGTCGGCTGAGTTTGGTGACAAGTTCAAGATGCAGCTTACAGGAAATGAGATGTATCTTTCAACCGGGTTGATTACATCTCAACTGGCTTCCCAAGTGTTCACTGGCATCGGGCTTCCGGCCATTGAAATCAAGGAAGATTACGTAAAAGACCAGACCGGAAAGAACGTGCAGATTTACGCCGACGACCGTATCACCTTGCTTCCGCAGGATAAGGTCGGTTATATGCGTTTCCACACTCCATACGAAGCAGTGGACGGCGTACCGGGACGTAACTACACCCAGGCAGACGGTGATATGCTTATTTCCGGTTACAAGGACAAGAACGGTCGTTATCTGGAATACACCGCAGAGTGGATTCCTCAGATTACGAACCCGAATCTGATTGTGAACTTTGATTTGTCAACCATGAACGCATGACAGTAAATGACTACATATCACAGAAGTTTCAGACCTTCGGCATCAACTTGTCGGAGGCTGACCTTTTGGAGATAAGTTTGTCTTCAGAAGTAAGCGGAGAGGATGAGATGGGCCCGTCAAACATCGGACTTGTTTCGGTGTCTATGGCGAAGTTTATCCCCTCTCTTCTACTTCGTGCTACTTCCATCAGCGAGAACGGTTTCTCTATGTCCTGGGACACCAAAGGCTTGAAGGAATACTACTCATTCTTGTGCAAGAAGTATGGCCTTGAAGACACACTGTCAGATAAACCTAAAGTCAGATTCCTATGATATTCGCGCCACATATATTACAAATCAAGGTTACTACTCCAATGGAAACAGACGAGTTCGGCCGGCCTATTCCCGGAACCGGTGGAGAAAGCTGGCAGGACGTATGTAAGTGCCGGTGTGATGATAACTCCACCAAGGAGTTTACTTCGGAGAACGGCGAGGTGTACCGACCGAACTATCACATAGTCTGTGAAAAGAAAACCTCCCTGAAGGCTGGCGATGAAGTCAGATGTATGGATGGCGATAATACCAGGGGAACTGGCAAGGTTTATACGGTAAAAAATACTAACTATTTTGGTTACTCAGAAATATGGCTGTAAAGTTTGATTTTTCGGACATGGATAGCTTTTTTAAACAAGGTTATGCCGAGGTGAAAGCCGTTAAGGAGAAGGTTGGTAAAGAGGCTGTCGATTACGCTGTAAAGAATGGAAGCTATCAGAATCATACCGGAACACTCCGTAAGTCAAACAAATACTCAGTTCAGGATGATGGACTGGAGTTGAGGAATGAAGCTGAATACGCTTCTTTCGTTGAATCCAAAGGTTACGAAGTCTTGACTGGTGCAGCCATATATGCTGAGAAACGATTAAAGGAGGAAATAAAATGATAGTTACCACCGACATAGCGAACATACTCTATCGTGATTGCCAGCCTTTTGAAATTGACATCGTTCCACACGGTAAGAAGCTGACGGGGCCGATGAAGTCCGAAAGGATTGTCATTCACTCTAAGAAGCAGCAACCGGAGACGTACTGGAAGAAGTCTTTCGTAGAAGTGAACCTTTACGTTCCTGACTTGAAAGAAGGTGAAGCTAACACAATACGTCTGAACGAGCTGGAGAAACAGGCGCAAGAATTGTTTGACGGAGTGACCGGACGCTATGACGGAACAACCTATCATTATTCCATCGAGTCAATCGGAATTGAGGAAGACACATCCTTAAAGTGTCACTATGTGAATGTAAGAATTTTGTTTGAAGTTTTAAATGTGAAATAATATGGCAGAATCAAAGAAAATCACAGCTGTGAATATCAAGAAACTTTGGTATGGCGAGACAAATGCTATCACAGCAGATTTGACTGGGCAGGCTTTATATACTCTTTTACAAGGTGAAACCTTAAAAGAGGTGAAGAATATCCATCAGGATACATGGACACTTGAAGAAGCGGAAGCAAGCCGCACTAACTACAAGAACCAGCTTACCGGTCAGACTTATCGTAGTGATAAGGAAATGGGCGATGTAACCGTGAACTTCACCATTGGTGAGTACGACTATCCGACCAAGAAAGACCTCATGGGTGGTGATGTAATTAACACTGATAAGGGTTGGAAACGAGCAAGAGGCAAGGTAAACATTGAGAAGTTACTTGTCGCTTTGACTGACGATGACCAGTATTGTGTGATTCCCCGTGCTGACATCGGTGCACGTGAAGCCACAACAGACAAGGCTGTCGGTATTCCTGTAAGTGCGGTGGAACTGGAACCACAAAATGCAGAAGTTGCACCGGAATACTGGTTTGACTCATCTGAAGTAACAGCAGGTGCTTAATGCCTATCCAATAGGTAGAGATTGAATTCCATAACAGGGGTGGGCTTTATGGCTTCACCCCTTAATTTTTATCTTTTATCAGAATGAATCAAGGAGCAAAAATAGTAACTGAATCCATTATCGGAAGTGATTTCAGAACGGTGTTTGTCGCTGGGAAAGCCTACACGGTCTACCCTCCTACTATCAACAAACTGGCCGGAGCAATCTCCCATTTGTCAGGTGTACAAGAAGCAGACAATTTGAAAGAAGTTCTTCTCTCCCTGGGAGAAAGTGAGGCCTACAGCAGGGCTCTTTCCTGGCTGATAGCTGGTGACGAAAACTTGAGCGAAGAACTGGCAAAAGGAACATACGAAGAGAATGTGGACGCATTGGATGAAACACTCTCTATGATTGACTCAAAGGTTTTTCTCAAAGCTGTCAGCTTGGCGAGGAACGTAAGTCTGCTGGCAGCGAAACCGAGGTTGTAGGAAATGATACTCTCTTGGGACAGATTGCATCGTTCATGGAAAATCTGCATCTGTCATACCGGGAAGTGGTCTATGAGATACCATACAGGAATTTAGTATTAATGCAGCGTGACAAGCTTCATACTGTAACCGGGACAAAAGTCACGAAGGTGAAAGGCAAGGATATGGCTTCACGCAGAAGAAGAAACAAGAAATAGATATGGCTCTATTAGAATGTTAAAAAGCAACAGAAACGTTACTTTTTTACGTTACAAAGCTTGCTTAATAGTAACGAAAATGTTACCTTTGCATTGTCAATTAAAAGTTCTTTGATTTATGAAGTTTTCAGAGTTTTACAAATTGATTGAGTCAGCAGGCTGGACAATCGAAAAGGGAAAGAAACATCACAAGTATGTTCATCCCGACTTTGACTACTTTATCCCTGTAGGCAGACATCCAGCCAAAGAGATACCTAAAGGTACTCTTGACAGCATGATGAAAAAGGCGGGGTTAAAGAAGTAAAAGAACAGCACCCACTTCGGTGGGTGCATTTAATTGACAAAACTTAAAATACACGATTATGAAGAAGATTCAGGCTATTATTGAAAAAGCAGATGATGGAGGAATTTCTATCTATTCTGAAGATGTAAACGGTGCGTATGGCTTTGGGCTTACAGAACAAGAAGCGAAAGAGGACTTTGTTTCTGTTTTAGAGGAACAGGCAGAATATTACAAAGAAAAACATGGTGAATTTCCAAGTTGGTATAAAGCTGGCTATTCTGTGGAGTATGTGTATGACTTAAGTGGATTTTTTGAAGCGTTCCCTTTTATTAATGCAAGTAAGTTTGCAAAGGAAATAGGTATAAATGAATCTGTAATGCGAAAGTATAAAGGAAAGATAATTACAGCATCAGAAAAGCAAAGAGCTATCATACAATCAAAATACAATGAGATACTTAAAAGAATGGCAAATGTCAAGTTTTGATATTCCAGCCGTGAGGCTCTGATATAAATTAAAGAACAAATTGACAATCGGGCGCATCATAATGGTGCGCCTTTTTTGTTCTATTCCGAGATGGAGTCTAATTATTCAAAAATAGAAGTTAAATTACACGACAATTGCCAAGTTGTTTCGTTTTTGATTTCAAAAAGTCTGAATACTATTTGCTTATATCATAATTTTAAGCATTAATATTTAGATTTTTATTTATGGCAACACTCGTATTCCGTGTATCAAGTGACTGGGAACAGGTCGTAAAGCTAAGACAAGAATGTGAAAAGCTGGAAGCCCAACTCAAAAAGATGGACGTGAACAAATCTCCGGCAGCGGCAAGGGCTTTGGAAACCCAATTGGCATCTGCTCGCCAACAAATGATGGGGCTGGTAACCGAGGCGGCTAAAGTTGGAGCTACAATGGAGCGTGATTTCAAAAATGGAATTTACAGCGCTTCACAAACAGTAAACAACCTCTCTGCAAATATTACTTCACAAAGGGGTGTCATTAGGCAATTACAAAATGAGCTTACTTTATTGAAAGAGAAATACCGAGAAACTGTAAAGTCGGGTGGTAATACCAGCGGTATGTCGGAGCAGATAAAAGCTCAAACCGATAAGTTAAGGGAGCAGAAAGATATTTTGTTTGGACTTACTCAACAGCAGGCAGAAGCCCGTCTTTCAGTAAAGAGACTGAAGGATGAATATGCAGCTTTTAAGGAAGAAGCCGGCGAAACGGTCGAAGCAAATGAAAAGATGTCCGTTTCCTTAACCAAAGTACTTGGTATAATAGGTGGAGTAACTGCCTTGAAAAACTTTGTTACAGAACTTGTTAATGTACGAGGACAATTCCAGCAGCTTGAAATTGCTTTTTCAACCATGCTGAAAAGTAAGGAAAAAGCAGATAAACTGATGTCAGAGCTGGTGGATATTGCCGCAAAGACACCCTTCGACCTTCAAGGGGTGGCATCATCTGCCAAGCAAATGATTGCTTACGGCTCGTCAGCTGAGAATGTGGGTGATGAACTTGTCATGCTTGGTAATGTAGCCGCCGGTGTTGGCTCCCAGCTTAGTGAAATAGCCTATCTCTATGGCACATTAAGGACACAAGGGAGAGCCTATGCTGTCGATATTCGTCAGTTTGCAGGACGTGGTATTCCCATCTACGAGGAACTGGCAAAAGTGCTTGGTGTGACAAAAGATGAAGTTTCCGGTTTAGTAAAGGAAGGCAAGGTAGGATTTAAAGAAGTAGAACAGGCCTTCAAAAATATGACTAGTGAATCAGGAATCTATTATAACCTGATGCAAGAACAGTCTAAGTCTCTTACAGGTCAGTTGAGTAACCTTGGAGATGCTTGGGATACAATGTTGAATGAGATTGGAAAAGATACTCAGGGAATTGCTTCTGCAGGTATTTCAGGATTGAAAGGTCTTATTGAGAACTATGAAACTGTTGGTAAGATTTTGATAGGACTGATTGCTACATACGGGACATATAAAACCGCTCTTATTGTAGTGCGAATAGCTCAGGATACATTAACGGCCAGAATGGAACTTGCAATCTTGGTTACCAAAGCTCAAATGATAGCACAAAAGGCTTTGAATACGGTTATGAAAGCTAACCCGTATGTACTGGCAGCTACGGTTCTTGCCGGGCTTGTTGCTACAATGTGGGCCTTTCATGACAGCACAACCGCATCGGAAAAGGCACAGCAAAAATTCAATGAAGAACAAAAGAATTTTGCGAATCAGGAAGAGGAACGCAAGAAAAAAATAGAAGAGCTGATACGCGTTATCCAAGATGAGACAGAAACCGAGTTTTCAAAGATAAAGGCCTATGAGGAACTACAAAGGTATTCTCCTGCACTTTCTTCTGCTTATACCCGTGAACAACTGGCTGTACTCAATCTTGCAGAAGCAAATAAAGAACTGAATAAGGAACGAGACAAGAACAGTTATGAAAACATACTAAAGAATATTCAACAATGGGAGGAGAAAATAAAATCATTAAATGCTTCTTTAAAAAATGCGGGACAAGGTGCCCCATTAATCGCTTCACAAATAGAATCAGCAAAAGCAAATCTTAACAAGTGGAAATCAGCCTTGAGCGAATATAATCGACTGAAAAAGGAAACAGAGGAAAACTCGAAACCTGTTGAAGTCAAGCTGATGGAAGCAAGAAGTAATCGTGAGCAGATTATACGCGAATACAATATAGCAAGACAAATATTGCAGGAAGAGCAAGAAAAAATTAAGAATTTTCCTTTTGCAACAATTCCTATTGACGTTCAAATACGGTTCAATAATGCGCAAGCAGCGTTAAAAGGGATTGACGGCACCATATCTGGCCTGGAATCGCAAAGAGAAGCATCGGAAAAGACGTATCAGCAAGCATATAAAGAAGCAAAAGCTGTTTACGAAGCAAAATTAAAGGCCGTAGAGGATGCTAAAAAAGGCACTGAATCTGCTTATAAGAAAGCTGTAGAAGAGTTGGAAGCAGCAGAAAAATCATATAAATCGCTCGGTGGTGTAACAGGAGACACTCTGGCCAAACAAGAGAATAATGCGAAGAAAGATGCCGAGCGACAAAAGAAAGAGCAGCAACAGGTTGCAGAAGAACTCCTTCAGCTTCGCAGAACAAATCAGCAGGAAGAAATCAACCTGATGGAAGAAGGTTCTGAAAAGAAGCGCAGACAGATTGAGCTGGATTACCAGCGAGAAATCGATGAAATTAGGAAACAGCGCAAAAAATGGGAAGATGCGCAAGGAGGAAAGCTTACGTCTGAACAGCGGGAAGTATTAGGAAGTCGTGCGTCTAATGCCATGACGTCGCGTGAAAAAGGTCTGGCCGAAATTACAGAAACTGAAAATCAAGCTGCAATCGAGGCCAACGAACGTTACCTGAAAAGCTACGGTACGTTCATGCAGAAACGTGATGCAATCATAGCCGAGTACACCCGTAAAATCTCGGAAGCCACTACCCAGGGAGACAAGGACATACTCCAGAAAGAAATGGATAAGGCACTCTCCTCCCTTGATCTTGAGAAGCTGAAACAGGGAATCAACTGGGAACTTATCTTCGGTGACTTGGACAAGGTATCCAAAAAGTCCCTGAACAAGGTAAAGCAGCAGCTTAGGGACTTCAAGAACTCCGAAGAATACAAGAATATGGCTGTTGACCAGAAGAAGGTCATTGACGAGGCTTTAAGCAACATCCAGTCAACCCTTATCGACAAAGGAGGATTGCTGGCCGACCTACCCAAACAGTTAAGCGAATTAGCCAAGGCACAGGAAGAACTGTCACAAGCTCAGGAGGAATACAACGAAGCCATGAGAAGCGGAACAGATGAGCAGAAGGAAGCGGCCACGAAGAAACTGAATGATGCCCAAAAAAGACAGCAGAACGCTCAGGTCAATGTACAAAAGTCGACAGATAAAACGACAAGCAACCTTGTCACATTGTCGAACGTCATTACCCAGCTTGGTTCAAATTCTGAAATTTCACTCTCTCAGGTCGGTGATTTGGCCGGAAATATAGTAGACATATTTGCAGAAGAGAGCGAGAAACTTGGAGGTATAATTGGAGCTGCATTTTCTCTTTTAGATGCTATCGGGACACAGGGGCTGGATGGTTTCGTAGGTAACATATTCAGTAGTGTCTTTAAGTCTGTAGGTGGAATATGGGATACTTTGACTTTCGGCGGATTCAGCAAACTTTTCGGTATTGGAGGAAACGAAAAAGAGGTGCAGGATACCATCAACAGACTCACGGACAGAAACGAAAAGTTGCAGTCTGCCATCGAATCCCTTACGGAAGAAATGAAGTCCAGCAAGGGAAGCGAGAAATCCGTAGCAGAGTACAATAAAGCCATCAAGTATCAGGAGGAATACAACAAGAATGTCCTTGCAAAAGCGCAGGCAAATGCTGGCTATCACAGTAAGCATCATAGCTGGGCCTATTACATGGGCTGGTCGGAAAGTGACATACAATGGATTCGAGAAAATGTCATGGCAGAATTCACAGGTACAGATTCCTTGTGGCAGATGTCGCCGGAGCAGATGGACTTATTACGTCAGAATGTAGACTTGTGGCAGAAAATGGCCGATTCAGGAAAAGGAGGCTATGGAAATGCTGTCGTTGATGCACTAGATGAATATGCAGATCTGGCCGGAAACCTCGAAGGACTGAAAGAGGGACTTTTCGAACAGCTTACCGGAATAAGTTTTGATTCCATGTATGATAGTTTCATCGATACCCTTATGGATATGGATGCATCGGCGGAAGATTTTGCGGATAACCTATCAGAATACTTTATGCGTGCCATGCTTTCAGATAAAATCGGTAACATGTACAGCCAGAAGCTGGAAGACTGGTGGAACAGATTCGGTGAAAGTATGAAGGACGGAAACCTGAGTGAGAGTGAACGTAATTCACTCCAAAACGAATATATGGGGTACGTGAATGAAGCATTGAAACTACGGGATGAACTTGCCGCAGCTACCGGATACGACAAGGCTGGCAGCAGTTCCAAGCAGTCGGCCTCCAGCCGCGGATTCGGTACAGAAATGACGCACGAGGATGCCGGGGAACTGAGTGGGCGGTTTACAGCCGTGTATGAGTCCAATCTTCGTATTGAGACGGCAGAACAGCAGCAAACGGTAGCTATTACCGAACTGCGAGGTTCCATCGGCTCCCTGACATCACAAGTGACCGGTCTGTACAACATTGCCGACGAGACACGTACTATCCTGGCCAATTCCTATTTGGAGTTACAGCAAATCAGAGAGAACACAGGCGAAATTGTCAAACCTATCAAACAGATGCAGGCCGACATTGCCGAAGTGAAACGTAATACAGCAAGACTATGACAGGAGATTTATTTATTAACGGGAAGGATGCCTGGAGCACATGGGGTGTCCGCATGGGTGACAGTTTTCTCGATGCTATCGACGGATTCAACCAGATGAAAGACTACATCGAAGATGAGAGCCGTCTGGAGCACGGGAAGCGAATAATAACCGACAATGCAAAAGTAGCATCGCGTGAAATCACTCTCCAGTTCACCATAGAAGGAGACTCAGAAGGTGACTATCGGACAAAGAAGAAAGCCTTTCAGTCAGAACTGGAGAAGGGAGCCGTAAACATCAAAATCCCCGCTCTTGGGAGCGAAGTCTTCAAGCTGGTTTACCTGGGGAAAAGCATCTCTTACGGGTTAAGTATTGACAGGTGTTTCGGTAAGGTTTCAAGTAAGTTTTGCGAACCGAATCCCATGGACAGAAGCGAATAACAAACATTTCCTTTATTGTTTCAAATGGAAGTCCGGATTTTTAGGGCTTCCATTTGTTATTTATGAACTTTGGGGATATGATTGAAATTAAGGACATATCCGGAAAAACAAGGTTCTCTACCCCTATCAACAAAGGGGCGAAGGGAAAGTTTACACTGATGAAAGAGGACTACATCGTTCTCCCCTTTTCCGTGCCTGAACCTATATATTTTAAACTTGGTGACTATGTAGACCTTTCTGGGGTTCTGGATGATTCTCTGGGCGGATTACTTTCAAAAGTATATGAGGTAACTGACTTGCAGAAACCTTCTTTCAATGCTTCTACCGCTGGATATGATTATGAGCTGAAACTGGATGCTTACTACTGGAAGTGGAAAAACAAAATTTTCAAATACACTCCTGAACATGCTGGATATGAAGCGTCATGGTCTCTCACCGCAGCCCTTGATGTACAGCTTGGTGTGTTCTTACGTAACCTGAAAGCTTTGGGATATACCTATAAGGGAAAAGAATTCGTATTTGAAATAGATTCAACAGTAGAGAATAAGGCAGTTGCAATGACGTATGACAATATGAACCTGCTGGATGCCTTATTCTCAATGGCGGGTGAGGATAAGTGGAACTGTGATTGCTGGATAACGGACAACGTAATTCATTTTGGGCGAAACGAATTCGGTGATGCCGTGAAAATCGAGTTAGGGGTTGAAGCGTCTGCCATGACTCGCAGTGAGAGCAAAGGCACTTATGCCACCCGCATTTATGCATTCGGATCTACAAGAAACATACCTGAGAACTACCGTTCCATTGAAGAGCAGACGGTAGTAAACGGAGTTGTGCAAAGACGACTTATGCTTCCCGCTGGTACGCCATACATAGATGTGTATCCTGACATGAGCCAGGAAGAAGCAATTGAAGACATCGTGGTATTTGACGAGGTATATCCCCGACTTGAAAGTACGATGTCAAGTGTATCTACGAGGACGGAAACCGTTACAAATGAAGACGGAGGTCAGGAAACCGTGACTTACTATCGCTATCGTGATACTGGCCTGAATTTCTCCAAGGACTACATACTTCCGGGACAAGAGCTGACAATTATCTTTCAGTCCGGCAAAATGAATGGATTGGAGTTCGGTGTTATTTTTGACCCGGACAACAACGGAAGCCAGCTTTGGGAAATTGTCCGCAGCGAAGACTACGGACGTCCATTGCCGGATGATACCATATATCCTGAAAATGATGACAAGTATATCCTTTCCGGTTTTGATCCAAAGTTTGTTTCTGTACAAATGATTCCGGACGCGGAGCAGGAACTGAAAGAGAAGGCACAGAAGATAGCAGACCAGCGAAAAAAGGACGATGGTACATACTACACTACCCTCCGGTCAGAATGGGTTAATGAAGACAAGCTGAAACGCTTTTTCGAGTTCGGGCAAAAGATAAACCTGGTCAATAAAGCCTTTTTTGAGAATGGCCGTGAAAGCCGTGTTCTCGGATGGGAGTTTAACCTTGACATTCCATGGGATTCTCCGGTATATACTATTGGGGAAAGTATGCCCTACTCTCGCCTTAATGATGTGGAAGAGAAACTGGAGTCGATTACGTATAAAGGGCATACTTATGTTGGAGGCGGAGGTAGTAGCATATATGTGATTAAGACCAATGATTCTACTGCCCCATCGGACAGTAACGTATTTTCGGCAAAACGGTCACTTGCAACATTATTGAGAAAGGACAAGGAAGACCAGACAAACTATCTCATTAAGCTTCTTGGCGGTATCATATCTCCTTTCCTGGAATCAATTGACTTCGTGACCGGTATGATGGGTGCTGGTATGTCATTCTCTTCAGAAAAGGGCGGCGAGTCTGTCGGATGGATTGACAAACTGTACGTGCGCAAGAAAGCTATCTTCCAGTTACTTTCAATAATGGAGACCGAGCTGGCCGGAGCTTCCTTCATGTTCAACGCCAGCGGGGCCAGAGCAACGATTACTAAGGTCGAGTTTATAGAAAAAAAAGGAATTCGTTTCAAGGATGGTAAAGGAGTCAAGTTCTCAGACGGGAAAAGAGGTTACTCATCTCCTGGAACTTATGGTTCTGTTTATCGCTGTTACTTCCTTGCAGATGATGGTGAGAAAGCCATAGAAAATCGTTTTAAGCCAGGGAATTTAGTACGCTCACAGTCCTTTAATATTAAGGAAGGCGCGTATGACGGCGTATCCAATCACTATTGGTGGCGTCTGGTGGAAAATGTTGGTGATAACTGGATAGATGTATCCGTGAATCATTGTGACGAAGGAAGCGATATACCCAAAGTGGGTGACGTGATGGTACAACTTGGAGACATAGCCGACCCGGACTATCAGGCTGCAATCGTGTTGTCTGCATACGGAGACGGTGCGCCTTCTCTTACCTTCTATCAGGGGATAAGTTCTTACTCCCTCTCAGGGAAAGATATAGTTTCAATCGGATATGATCGTCTAACTAAAGAAGGATACTTTAATGTTTATGGAAAGACATATATCGGTAATAGGGACAAGACAAATTATATCAGACTTGCTTCTGGAGAAATAGAGGTACGTGCAGCAAGAATATTGTTGTCAAATGGTGAAAGCGTTGTAGATGTAGCAGAGAAAAATATCTCAATTAAACTTGGTGCTACGGGTATTGACATCGAAAAAAATGAGATTGTTATTTCTTCAGATAAGTTTAAAATTAAAAGTTCTGAAGGGAAAGGAATAGCCGTGTTTACGGTTAAAAATGGGAAACCACTTCTTCTTACAGAGTGCATAGATGTAAACTCGTTAAAAGTGAAACATCTGGATGGTGCGGACGGTACATTTTCGGGTGAACTGAAAGCCGCTAAAGGTACTTTTTCCGGAACAATATCTGCCGATGGTGCTAAGATTGGAGGTTTCACTATAGACAACGGTTCCTTGAATTGGAAGGGAAGGGATTTTTTCGGCAATGATAGCAGGAGTATACGGATTGGTGTTCCTACGGATGATAACAGTGGTATGATTGACATAAATTTCAATGGTGCGACTGACGGGAAATTTGGGGTTAAAGTAATTGGAAGCAATGACGGTGGAGCATGCATCTATGCTTCAAGGAACGGTACTAGCAAGCCACATAGTTCTAATACTTATGCCGGATATTTTGACGGAGGAGTACATGTAAACGGAAATCTTTATACCAATACGATATTGTCTAATGAGTTCGGTACCGGATGGTCATTGCAAGCCGATGGATCATATACATACAAAAAAGGAGCAACGAGAACAATATCATGGACTATACAGAATGGTTCGATACCTTCAACGTATAAACTGGTTTTTGAAAATGGAATTTTAGTCGATTAATCATGAAAATAGATTTTAAGAAATTTAAGAAGTACACGAAGATAGATAAATCCGATTTCGTGGAGATTGATGTCAGAGAAATGTTTGCAGATAACATTTTCAATGTGACAGGAGTTGGTATTGCTGATTTAAAATTGGCTGAGAAAATTTTTTCCAGCGATGACGATACCGAATTTTCAGATGATGAAGTTAACAGGGTAAGACATCATGCAGCGTCGCTTCTTCCATGGTTTCTTGCTGGGCTTAATGATGCAATGAGATAATTATAATATACAATGTTGGTAATATCATTAATAACTATAAATTAAAAACAATTATGGCAGCAGAAGAAGATTTTGTATTAAGCTTTACAGGTGAAGAAACTGACAATCTATTGAAACATACAGAAAGTATGAAGAATCAGACAACGGAAGAAGATGGTGAAACGGTACAGGTGTACGATACAAACGGCGTGCCGCATAAGGTGTCGAAAACGGAACTTTTGAAGAAGTCTACACTGGCTCTCCCAGCTTTGGAAGACATCTCCAGTTTTGTGGCCGTGAATGCCGCCGGAAATGCCGTCGGAGTAATGACAAAAGAGCAGGTTGCGTCAGTTCTGGCGGGACTTATTGGGATTAACAATACTTGGTTCAGGGATGGTGGTATTGTCATAAATCCGGATAATTGTTTGAATAATAGG